GCCATATATCTATAACCCTTCAGGCGCTACTCAGAATGAAAAAGCCGTTAATGTTGAGGTAACAAACGCGTCATCAGTTACACGGTCAATTACTGATTCAGACATTGATCGCGTTCGCTTTACAATTACAATTCCATCGCTCCAGTTGATTGAGGATGATGGCGACATTGTTGGCAATTCTGTCAACATAAAAATTCAACTTCAATACGATGGCGGTGGTTTTAACACCGTTCTTACTGACACCATCAGCGGCAAAAGCAGCAGCCGGTATCAGCGTGATTATGTTATTGAGCTTACCGGCAACTTCCCTGTCGATATGCGCGTAATTCGCACAAGTGCGGACGAAACAAGTAATAAAAAGCAAAACAAAACATTTTGGAGCAGTTTTACAGAGAGTCAAGACGAGAAACTTGCTTACCCAAACACTGCTTTAGCGGGCCTGCGGTTTAGCGCAAAACAGTTTCAAAATATCCCACGCCGCAAGTATTTAATCCGAGGATCGAAGGTTAGGATTCCGCACAATGCGTCTGTGGACACCACAACACATTTGGGGCGGATCACATACTCAGGACTTTTCAACGGTTCGCTGTCTGCGGCCACATGGACCTCAGATCCCGCTTGGTGTTTATTTGATTTACTTACAGACACTCGCTATGGGTGCGGCGTTCCAGAATCCACGCTCGATGTATTCGACTTCTATGAAATTAGCCGTTATTGCAACGAGCTTGTTAGTGATGGCAAAGGCGGACAAGAACCACGATTCAGCCTCAACCTGTTGTTGAACACGCGCGACGAGGTTTACAACGTTATTCAAACGTTGACCTCTGTCTTCAGAGGCATTAGTTATTACGGTGCTGGCTCACTTGTTCTGCGTCAAGACAAGCCTGCTGACTCGCAATACTTGCTCGGTCCTAGCAACGTTGTTGATGGTTTGTTTACCTATAGCGGGTCAGCAGAGAAAACGCGGCACACCTGCGCGACGGTTGCTTGGCAAAGCTATGACACGCTTGGTGGCGTTGAATATGAATATGTTGAGGATCATGAGGCCGTAGCGAAGTATGGCATCAACAACAAAGATATAAAGGCGATGGGTTGTTATAGCCAAGGCCAAGCGCACAGGCTTGGCAAATGGTTGCTGGCTAGTGAAAGGTTGCTAACGGAAACAGTCACATTTACTGTTTCTATCGATGCCGGCATTGTTGTTACTCCTGGCATCGTTATCGACATTGCTGATCCGTTGCGTGCTGGTACACGTCGCAGCGGCAGAGTTAGCTCTGCAACAACAACCGTTGTAACCATTGACAGTGACACTGATCTGTCTGTGAACCTGTCAAATAGCCCAACGCTGTCAGTGTTGCTGCCGACAGGCTTGGTTGAAACAAAAACTATCAGCAGCATTTCAGGCGCTGCAATTACTGTTAGCAATGCTTTTAGTCAGGCCCCAGAAGCCCAAGCTATTTACCTGATCCAAACCACAGATATTCAGTCACAGCAGTATCGCGTTGTCTCTGTTGCTGAGGGAGATGATGGGACTATTGGTGTCACTGCTGTCGCTTACAACGAGTCAATCTATGATTTTGTTGAGCGAGACATTGCGCTAACCACGCGAGATATTAGCAATCTTACGCTTACCCCTAATCCCGCCGAAAATCTCACTGGGACGGAGTTTCTATATCAAGAGGGCGGGACAGTACACACTGGCTTTGATTTGAGTTGGCAGCACGACAGGCTCAACTTAAACGAGTTCCGTATTCAATACAAAATTGATAACGATAATTTCACTCGTCTTGGTACTTTAAACCCTTCGATCACTTTGCGTGCGCTCAGGGCTGGAACATTAACTGTTCAGATCCGCGCTGTCAGCACCTTAGGCAAGCAAAGTCAAACGGCTTCTGCAACATTCGCATTGGTTGGCAAGACGCAAGTGCCTGGTGATGTGCAGAATCTGTCGATTGAACCAATTAACGCTAACAGTGCTCGCTTGCGGTGGGATCAGACTGTTGATTTAGACGTTAAAGTAAACGGTTTTGTTCATATCAGGCATAGCAATCTTACTGATGGTTCGGCAACTTGGCCCAACTCTGTTGACCTAATTCCTGCTGTTGCAGGCAGCTCAACAGAGGCGATTGTCCCGCTGGTTGAAGGGGAGATCCTCGTCAAGTTTGAGGACGATCTAGGCAACAAGAGCACGAACGCCACCAGCGTGCTGGTTGATTTCCCAGACACTTTGGGACGCTTGATTGTTCAAGCACGGCGAGAAGATCAAGACAGTCCACCGTTCCAAGGCAACAAAACTGATTGTTTTTATGACGAAGGCTTTGACGCGTTGATCATTGATGGTGATGAAGACATAGATTCAATAACAGATTTTGACGCAATCAATTCGTTTGACACTCTTGGCGATATTTTGTCATCTGCTGAATATGAGTTTGCTAGCACTCTTGATTTGGGCGGTGTTTTCTCGCTTGATCTTACCAGGCGGTTTGTGACGCGAGCTTTCTTCCCTAATGACACGATTGATGCACGCACTGCGCTAATCGACACTTGGAACGATTTTGACGGCACAAATGCTGATGCTGTCAATGCGAAGCTCTATATGAGATCAACGCCAGATGACCCGTCAGGATCCCCGACTTACACAGCATGGCGTGAGTTCGTCAATGGCACATTCCAAGCCCGAGCTTTCCAGTTCAAAGCAGAACTGAACAGCAATGACATTGCTCAAAACATCCTGATTGACGAGCTGGGGTATGTAGCCACATTCCAACGGCGGCAGGACAACAGCAACGCTGCCATTGCTTCTGGCACTAGCACTAAGGCTGTGACGTTTGATAAGGCATTTTTCACAGGGACTGGTTCGCTGGGTGGCACAAATGCCTTTTTGCCAAGTGTTGGCATCACTGTGCAGAACCTTGGCGCTGGCGAGCGGGTCAATGTCAGCAACGTGACGGGCACTGGCTTTGATCTTGATGTGCTGGATTCAGGCGGCAGCAACGTTGACCGCAACTTTACTTACAGCGCGGTGGGATATGGCAAGGCGCCGTAAGATAAGGGCACTGTCTGTTTAGAGACTCGTGGCACAAGCCGATGGAGTGGTAGCCAACGGAACGGGGGCTGCGGTCCGTTCAGATTTGAATGGCCAGCTTGCCGCGCTTTTTACCAATCATTCTGGTTCAACTTCGCCATCGACAACGTACGCCCACCAATTCTGGGCAGACACTAATGAAAACGTCCTGAAGATCAGGAATGCTGCCAATAACGCATGGATCACGCTGCGTGAGCTTGACGGCACGATGCTGATTGAGGACGGCAGTGCCTCAACGCCTGGCCTTGCATTTGCTGATGACACCAATACTGGCATCTTCAGCCCTGCTGCTGATCAGATTGGTTTTGCAACTGGCGGTGCAGAGCGCCTTGAGATTGGAAGCTCTGAGGTTGTATTTAACGACCCCAGCAATGATGTTGACTTCCGCGTGGAGTCAAACGGCAACACTCACATGCTGTTTGTCGATGCAGGAAGTGATCGCATCGGCATTGGAGCCTCGTCGCCTGTCAGACAGGTTCATATTAGTCACGCAACTACAGCTGAACTGCATTTTACAAACGATACGATCGGCAACACTTCTTCAGACGGAAGCACGATTTATGTAGCTAATACAGGCGAACTGGGCATTAGAAACAGGGAAAATTCGTTTACTACTTTTTACACAAACAACACGGAGCGAGCACGCATCGATTCAAGTGGCAGGCTGTTAATGGGCACGTCTACAAGCCCTAGCGCAGGTGGCTGGTCTCAGTACGCCAGACTTGTCGTCAAAGGAAATACAACAGGCGCAACCAATTCTGCTGGTGTTCTCAATCTAGGATCTGGTGCGGCAGCCACCGCTATGGGAACAAATGATGGTGCGGGCGTCATTTCATTTTCAGATATTTCAGGAAACGAGTTTGCAACAATTGTTGGATCCACAGACGGAACAACTGGAAGTGGTGATTATCCAGGCAAATTGGTGTTCAGCACCACAGCGGACGGTGCAAGCAGCTCGACCGAGCGGATGAGACTTGCTGCAAATGGTTATTTGAAAGTCAGCAACAATGGGACGTATATATCAGGATCTAGTTACCACGAGTTCAATCAATCTGCTTCAGATAGACCAAATCTTTATATAACTGCAAGCAACACTTCGTATGCAAGTGACATACTCTTTCTGAGGTGCAACAGAAGTTCTAGTAGTGGATTTTATTTTATGGTTTGCCGCAATAGCGGTACTAGCAACAATGCAATTCTTTTGCGCGGTGATGGCAATGCTTTTGCAGACGGTTCTTGGAGCGGTGGCGGTGCTGACTACGCTGAATACTTTGAATGGTCTGATGGCAACACAGAAGCAGAAGATCGTCGTGGCATCAGCGTTGTCTTAGATGGCGACAAGATCCGCGAAGCTGTTGCTGGTGAAGAGCCTATTGGTGTTATTTCAGGGAACCCTAGCGTTGTTGGCGATGGTGATGTTAATCAATGGAAGCACAAGCATCTTCGCGATGATTATGGTTCGTATGTATTGGATGAAAACGGCGACCGTCAAGTTAATCCTGACTACAACCCTGACACTGCATACGTCAGCCGCGAAGACCGTGCTGAGTGGGCCACAGTTGGCCTGATGGGCAAGCTGCGTATCCGCAAAGGTCAGGTGACTGGTACGCGCTGGATCAAGATGCGCGATGTAAGCGACATTGTTGAGGAATGGCTTGTCCGCTGATTACTTGTAAACTTCCTCTGACTTCACATCACCATGGCTAACACCTACGTTTGGAAGATCGCTGACCTTCAACGGGATCTAAGTGATAATTTTGCGCATACCGCTCACTACACGGTGACCGCAATCAGCGATCAGGTTGACTCTGAGGGCAACGCTTACAACTCAGGGGCTTACGGCAGCGTTGGCCTTGATCGTCCTGCCAGCTTGGTTGATTTTGACGATCTGACTGAAGCTGACATCGTGGCAGCTGTGCAGGCCAAGCTTGGTGGTGACGAAAAGGTCACTGAGATCCAGGATTTACTGGCTGCACGAATCGCTGAAAAAATTACGCCAACTCAGGCGTCTGGCAAACCTTCTGGCTGGTGATCTGATGCAACGCCCTGACCCGATGATGACCGCCAGCTATGGCGCGACGGATATTGCCTGCCAAAACAACCGCCAGAAGTGGATGGAGGAACTCTTTTTCCTTGATGGCCGCGACATGATCTCGCATCCAAAGCACGGCTTGTTTGTTGGCTTGGCAGAGAAGTACCGCAATCTGGATTCAACTGACGGCTACTGATGGCCAAGTCACTTAACGGGCAAAACTTTGTCCCTAGCAAGCCAAAAAAGACACGTCAAGGTGATGGATCACATTCAAAACCGTCCCATGGACGGAAGAAGTATCGTGGCCAAGGAAAACGTTAATCCCCTTTCCAATGTTCAAACTTCTCATTGCGAGTGGTGCCGTCGTTTCTGCGGCAGCTGTGCTGGCATCTCCTGCAGCCAAAGCCGACGGGTTCTATCTCAATCCTGAGTGGAACGGCGGCTGGTCAGGTTCTGACTTCGGGTCAGTTTTTGATGGCCATCTGGGCTGGGAAAAGGGCGCCTTCTACATCCAAGGTGGTCCTGCCTGGGTCAACCCTACCGTTGGTGACACCGCTGTCGGCTTTTCTGCCAAAACTGGCGCTTCAACCTCTCTGTCTGAAAAGCTCGATGCTTACGGTGAGGTTTCCTTCGCCAAATATGACGGCACCGATGCTGGCTATGGCGTGAAAGCTGGCGTGAAGTACAAGTGCTGAGGTAATTTTTAGCTGGAACCTCACACATTTCTTGGCCCCTTAACGGGGCCTTTTTGCTATGCAAAAACTTTTCAACGCAATGGCAGTCGCATCCTTTGTGATGTCAGGGGCGATTGTCGCTGGGGCCGTTGTGGGTTACACGCGGGTTCCATCAATGGTCAAAAAGTACGTCAGCGAGCTGAAGTTAGAGCTGACAAAGACGATTCTTGATCAGGTGCCCGTCCCAGAGATCCCTGAGATGCCAAAGCTGCCAACGGAGACAGGCCCTGCAATCACGTCACCATTTT